TCATGATCCGTTTTTGTTCTGTTCCCTGAGGCTCTGGGCCTCCTTCGCCAGGCGCTTCTGACTCGCGCCCTTGGAATATTTCTGGACCATGGATAGGCTTTTGTGCCCGGTAATCGAGGCGATCTGCTGATCGGTGCAACCTGCCTCTGCCAGTTCACCGGCGGCGCTGTAGCGCAGGCCGTGCAGCGAATATTCGGTCAGCCCGGCAGACTTTCGCACAGCCATCACCTTCTTTTGCAGCTGGTCATAGTTCAGGGCCCGGCCGAATTCGTCGGCCAGGATGAATTTCAGGCTGGTTCGCTTGGTGGCTGCAAGGACAGCTGCAAGGCGGGTGGTGAAGGGTATCCAGAGCCGGGCTTTCGTTTTGCCTTGGGTGACCCAGATTCCGCCATCCTCGATGTGGTCCCATTCCATTCGGGTAAGGTCCGAGGCGCGCTGGCCGGTGCCTAGTGCAAGCTCGAAAATCAGCAATGCCAGCCCGTCCGAGTGCTTTCGGTAGATCGCGACAGCAGAGGCGGGCCAAGGCTTATGGCCCTCACCTGTCTTGATCTTCGGAATCCCCTTGGCCGGATTGTCGCGCTGCCAGTCCAAGTCGATTGCGTGCTCGAACAGAATGGACAGCATATGGGGGATATAGTTTGCGAAGCGGGCCCGGTGGCGGTTCGCCATTTGAGCTTCGATAATTGTGGATCGGCGCATCTTGGTCGGATCTTTGCCGCCCAGCTTGTCTGAGATGTATTCCAGAACCTTCGAATAGTCGGCCTTGGTCCGCGGGGCCAGACGGTCCCATTTGGGCGACTGTTTATAGCTCTTGATCAGCTTCTCGAACGTGAATTTCTGAGAGAGCGCACCGCCGCCGCGCATCAGCCGCCAGTATTCCCTGTCATATTCTTCGCTGCTTGGATCGTCAGGCAGGCGCACGTACCGGCCATCCTTGCGGAAATACTGGTACAGCCGCCCCTTGACCTTCTTTGTTGTTGTGAATTTCTTCTTCACCATTTCACGTCCTCAAAGCCGTCGACGAAGTCGCCGCGCATCACCGCCCGCAGTTCTTCCGCGTCCCAGCGTTCGTAGGGGCCAACCTTGCGGGGGCGAGGTAACACACCCTGAGCAACTAGCGCGCGGAATTCTGCAGGCTTCATATCAAGAAGCTGCGCCGCGCCTTTCTCCGCTACTGCAATGGGTGTCATGCGGCCCATGGGGGTCTCCGGGGTCTTTAAGACTGATTGGCTTGGATGGCGGTCATGATGGCTGGGAGGTGGTTATCCCGGTCTCGCGCCATGGGCATGATCACGCCAAGAGAATTGGGGTCGCCAACATACGTGATGGTCTGTGCGTGCGCTGGCTCAGCCGGGTGGATTTCAAAGCCGATGGCCCATTCCGTCAGGTGCTGCAATTGCCCCGGTTGAACTGCTGTGTAGCGTTCGTCTGGGACGGCAAGCCGCGGGTCTTTGCGTTTCGCGGAAATCGCTGATCGCCACTCCGGGAAGCGATCCGCCTTCTCAACGAACTCGGCAATTGCGTGAGTGAAGGGCTCGTTTTCCTTCCACGACACCGGAGCGGCATGAGTACTGTAGATGTCGCCAGTCGGGATTTTGATCGTGGATGTCCCCCAGTTCCAGGTGGTCGACACGTTGCCGAATTCATCCTCTTCCGGCTCGAACTCAGCCGGTGTCACCCTGATGATTGCGGGGCGGGGTGCCTTGGCGGATTCATCCTTTTGGATCAGCATGACGGTGCCGTTCGTGGCAACGATCCAGGCGCCGCCGCCCTCAATCGGCTCCACCAAAGCGCCTGCCAAGTAGTAGCGAGCGCAATCAGTCGTCACCTTCATTGCGCGCATCAGACGCAGCATGGACAGTTCAAAGTGGCTCATTGGTTCCTCCGGCGGTTTCAGGATTCAGTTGACGCGGATCGCATAGACCTCGACGGGATCGGGGCCGAAATGCGGGTGCGTGATGGTGGTTTTGCGATAGCCGAGCCAGGGGCGCGTGATACGGCGGCTGGTGTCGCCCTTTGGCGGGTAGCCCTTGGTCAGCTCAATGTCGAAGTACGAGCGGCCCTCAAGGCGCTTAGCCCAGTAGGGGTTGGCCTTCCGGTATTCCTCGACTTTCTCGCCGCTCTTGATCTGGTCGAAGTAGATGCTTTTCAGAGGGAGGTGCAGAGTGCTCATGTAGCCTCCTGGATCAGTTGTCGGCTTGGCCGAGGTGAGCGCGCATTTCTTGAGGGGTGACGATCTGGCCATTGCGGGCCAGCCAACTCAGCGCGCCTTGCTCCGGCCGGAAAAGCTCTGCCCTGTCGATCAGCGTTCCAGCCGGGTTTGCCAGGTACTCACCAATCAGATCGGGATTGGCGCTGAGGGTCGAAATGATGTTTCCGGCCAGCTCACTGCCGCCGACACCGGCCAAGATGCCTGTTGTGGCGCTGTTGTTCGCGATGATGGCAACTACCTGCTTGGGCATGAGCATGGCGGCATTCTCTGCGACCAGCTCCTGATAGTATTCGAGCCCCTTTTCGGTGATGCCATAGCCAGAGCCAGCTGGTTCGCCGTCGTCATTGAACAGGCCGCGGTGAAAGTGGCAGAAGCCCCGGTCGGTCAGATCGCGCAGCAGAGCGCGCGCCAGATCCTTTGACACCCAGTCATTCATGAAGAAAGCCAGGCCATAAAATGTTTCCGTGGCGCCGAATGCGGCGTTCCCCTTCTCGACGATGCACTCGAGGATATGCCGGTCGAACATGCGGCGGGCGTTTTCGTAGCTCATAATGCTGCATTCCTCTTCTGCTCGTGGGAGATTTTGATCCGGTCGAGGATCCAGCCGACGCAAGGCACCGCCATGCTGTTGCCAAGCGCTTTGTATTGGGGGCCGTCAGCGGCGGGTTTGCCGCGGTAGGTGATGGCGCAGTGATCGTCGGGGAAACCCTGAAGCCGGTGGCACTCTGTGGGCGTCAGACGGCGAACAGCCCAGGTATCAGCCAACGCCGGAGGATGCGCCCCGGCTGCAAGGGGATGGCATGGATCGCCGGGCTGCGGGTTTGAATAGTTCGCGGCGCTGGTGATCTGCGTGGTATCGAATGCAACGGCTTGGGCTGTGGTGCGCGCCTCCAGCGTGTAGGCGGCATCATCGGTGCGGAAGCCAGCGCCGTCAGGGCCCGCATCCGGGTTTTCGCAAACAGCCCGTTCTTGGATGGCAATCACCGCGTGACCGCCGGCGTTCTGGTGACTGCCCAGATGCCCCATCGATCGCAGCGGCGGCATCACGCCGGAAACATCGTTTTGAACCTCTGTGCCCTTGCAGTCGAAGGCGACAGGGACCAGCGCTCCTTGCTCGTGCGGAACCCGACTTGCGCTCTTGGCCATCCCTGCTGTCAAGGTGTGGGCAATCAACTGCGAATGGCCATGGTTTGCATCTTGGCCCGAAGCACCCTGAAGGCGCCCGTAGCTCGCATCCAGGGTTGCGCATGTCTCCTGGATTAACCCTCCGTCGCAGTCGAATTCTGTTCCGAGCCCGCCACCGCCGTTGGTGCGCGCCGGGATGGTTCGAGAAACATCAGAAGGAGCCAGAACATGCGGTTTATCTCCGCCACCCTGTGAAGCCCGCAAAGCGGGGCTTATGGAACCGCTCAGCTCCGCGGTTCCTCCCTCATCGCGGCCACGGATTGCAACGCCCTGTGCAGCATGGGAGGCAGATCCTTGCCCCGTTTCTCGGCGCGGCGGAGAATCCCCGCGCAGGCGGTCGGGCTCAAGTAATACCGCCGCGGGATCGACGCAGTTTCCAAAATCGATGACAACGAACACGCGACGGCGCCGCTGCGCCACTCCGAAGTATTGGGCGTCAAGAACGGCCCATGCTGCCCGTGCCCTTGGCCCCTGCACCATACCTTCACAAGGCCATTTGGGGCGGTGGTGGGGTTCCGCTGTTTCGAACTCTCCTGTGGGCTCGCCATCGTCTCCAAGGATTTCGATTTCGCCCCCCTTGTGCCATTTCCAGAAAGCGTTGGATTTTCCTCGCTTTGGCCGGGGGCTTGGTAGGAGGGCATCCACTGCGCCGACAAGCCCTCCCAAGAAGCACCCAAAGGCGTTTCCTTTGTCGGAGAGGACGCCGGGTACATTTTCCCAGAGGACAGCGAGTTTTCCATCAGGTCGAGCATCGACGATTGCATGCAGTAGCTCCACAAACGTTAGGGTGAGGTTTCCTCGGTCGCCTTCCAGACCGGCGCGAAGGCCCGCGACCGAAAAATCCTGGCAGGGCGTGCCCGCGACGACCAGCTCCGGTGCGGGTACGCCGCGCTGGCGCAGCAGCTCCGGGGTGATCTCGGTCATATCGCCCCACAGAAGCGGGTCACCCTGGTTGTGATCCTCCGGCAGCCGGTATCCGAAACGCTCCTGCAGAACCGCGCGGGGAAACGGCTCAATCTCCGACGCGAGGCGCCAATCCACCCACTGGGCAGCCATTTCAGGGGCGCCGATGCCGGAACAAAAAGTCATGCCAATCAAGAGAGGGTGTCTCCAAAAATGCGGTTTCAGGGCGCGGCCGGTTGTCGTGAGTGGCGGCTGCCGCGCCCGGGCGGAGCGGGGGCCAGCCCGCGGGGATCAAAGGGAGCCGGGGGAAGCACCCCCAGCCAGTTCAAGCGTCGGCGCCTCTTCAGCCTTCGCCTGGGGGAGTGTTTCGGGGGCAGGGGCCTGCCGCATCGCGTCTTCCGGCAGACCCTGCCCGTTATAGGGGCAGTCGACCCGGTGGTCGGTGGCGCGGCGGCTGAGATCCATCTTGTGATGCCAGTCCGCCCAGCGAATCCAGTTATTCAGTGCCTCTTGGTGGCTCCACCCTTCACCGGTGATGCCGTGGATGGTTATCCGCCAGCGCTGGGCGTCCAAATCATTCCGGTCGCTGGGGTGTCGGCTGCCCTTGATCACGTGGGCACCGTTGGTGCGCAGCAGTGCCGCGCGCCAGAACGGGTTCCCATTCTTGAGGCTTTGGGCGAGCGAATAGATTTCCTGGCTGGTCGCGGTCATTAGGCGGCCCTTGCCGGATTGCGAAGGGTCGCCAGCTCTGCCCGGGCCGCGATCAGCTCGCCGCAGATATCCGGCAGGTACATGGACAGAATGGCCTGGTGCTCGTCGGAGATCTGGCCCATGGCCCGCAAAGGGTCGCTATGGGCCAGGTCGCGCAGAACGCTGTTCGGAACCGCCTCTGCCGGTGTGAGGGGCAGATTGATTGTCCTGGTCTGATCGTTCGTCATACTGTCCTCCGCAGCTTTCTACGGAGGTCACATTTCCACTTATAAAAGGATAAGTCAATCTATAAATGGACCACGGGCAATTTATAAATAGCCACCTTGCCGCTTCCCACACCTAAAAAGGGTGTTAACCGTTCGACCTGATAGCCAGCTGATCGGACGCCCAAGGATAGCTCGATTCCGCCAATTGCGATGTACTGATCTATTCTTGCGGCCCTTGCCTCTGCCATCATCCTTTCCACTGTGTATCGCAGGGCGGCCCGCTTCTCTAGCTTCGTAAGTGATGGACAGACCGTCAGCCTGGTTGCCTCCCAAACCCTTTCAGAAGAGGGTGGAACGAAACCGCTGCAAAGTTCTGGTGGAAGCGAAGGACTGAGACGGCCTAAGGCGGCGTCGAGAATCATGTAAGTTGAAGTGCCGAGGTTGGTGCTTGTCGGCAAGATCCTGGCACTTGCCGCAAGTTTTCCATTTCTCTCAGTCAGGCAGTATGAGGCATAAGGAGTGTCATATTGATCGGCTTCAAGTTCGCCGATTGTCGGTAATTGCCAGCGGTAGTTGTCAACAAAGAGCGCTTTTCTTAGCTGAAATTGTGCGCGCAAAAGTTGCTGCGGGATGCCGGTTGTCAGGCAGTTCGCCCAGTATGTATTCATGATCGCCCCTTGCGTGTAGATAGCAAGGTGACGATAGGAGCCGGACTAGCGGAATTCACTCATGTTTTAAATGGCCTAAATCACAGCCTTGCGGATCGCTGCAGACAGCAGGGCGGTGAAGTTCTTCGCGTGTTGGTGGTTTTTGCGAAGCGCTTCTCTTTTGTGAAAGTTGACCGTGCTAGTATCAATGTTCAATTCAAATGCGGCGTCTTCGGCAGTGGCACCATCTGCAATGAGGCGCAGGATTTCTTTCTGACGTTGCGTCAGTACAATCTGAGGTTCATCGGTTTTGGAAGCTTGAAGAGCTGCTAGGATAACTCTGGCTTCGTTGATTTCTGCATCAGAGGGGCGGCTGCTTGTTGCCAGCCCGGCAATGGCGCGTTCTCCGTCGACCTGTACAGAGATAACTATTCCATCGTTCATGCCGAAGTCGCGCGCTTGGGTTACGGCATTGTCTTCTGTGCTGCCTTCAACGTCCGACCATCTGACAGCGCCAAGATTCCGCACCCCAAAGCCTATGATCGGGTCATTGAAAATCAGCTTGTTAGCCCAATAGTGATCCTGCCAGGTTTGTTTGTAGGTGCAGAGGTGTTCTTTAGGTTGCCCGCTTTGATCGAACCCAAATCCGATAGCAACACCGTCGCCTGCAATCTCGTGCAGCCGAGCTATCAGTCTATCTTGATCCATACTCTACACTCTCTGGTTGATATCGCTTTAAAACTGGACGATAGTCAGCGGAGCGAGGATATCAAGTTAAAAGTGGATGGAACGAAACTTGTTTAGGAAATTTGAGCAGTTCAAGCGGCTAAACTCGAAGGATAGGCGAGCCGTACTTGATGAAATGGATCGAGCTATTGGTCAGGTTCAGGAAGAGCAGAAAGAGTGTCCATCAGAGCAAAGACAGCCCGCTGCCCACTTGCATCAAGGCGCTTAAACTTGTTGGCGAATTCCTCCATGTCGTTGTCTGGGGAGTCGCCGAACAAAAGAACAGCGAGGGATACTTCAAGCACCTCCGCCAATCCTTCAAGGGCGTCTATGGTTGGCGTGATCTTTCCATTGATCACGTCGGAGACGTAGTTTTTGTTCTTGCCTGCAGCTGTTCCAACGCGTGGCCGAGATAGGCCGCGCAGCTTGCAGTACTTGTCGAGTTGTTTCTGATACTCTGTCATGGCTCATTTTATAAAAGGATAGCTGGAACTTGGAAACCCAGCAAATTTGATAGGTAGCAGTTAGCGTCGCTTTATAACTTGACAAGCATCCATCTAAAAATGGAAAAAGGTATCCATCTAGAGAGGTGGATATGGCCAAGCACTCAACCCCGTTTCCCGAGGAAGGAAAGTTTCCCTCCGGCGAAGAGTTCAGCGCGTATGTTAAGCGCTCTTTGAAAGAGCTTGGAATCAGTGCTTACAAGGTTGCCCAGCTGATACCTGGCAACACCAACAACAATATCGTCCGAGAGATTGCTACAGGCGCGCAGGTAAATCCCACTGCACGGACCATGAAGCAGATCTTCGACGCAATCGAAGGTGTGCGCAGGCAGCAGGCCGCGAAAGACACCGGGGCCCCGGAATGACGGGCCCACACCAGAAATTTCATCCTGCCTACACTCCACCCTGGGGCGGGATGATCGCGCGCGGCGGGGGGGCAGCCTTGCCGCGCGCCACGGAACACGCGCTGGGTAGACCTGACGCTGAACATCACGGGACAGCGGAACACCAAGACAGCACTGACAACCGGCCCCGGCGCGACCGCGAGGGACACATGGTAGCCGGTAAGTGCAGTCACCGGGGCGCAGGCAGGCGCCAGAGGCGGGCTTTCCCGTCACTGCCAGCTATTCAACAGAGGGCAGGGTGATGGCAGCACCATCTGCAAAATCGCTTTTCCGCGCCACTGGCAATGTCTCAACAGACACGACACCGCGAGAAGAGCATGATTTCTACCCAACGCCTGCTGAGGTGACCCGGGCTTTCCTTGCCTATGAAGGTGACAAGCTGCGCCAGTTGGGCACCGTGTGGGAACCTGCCTGCGGCGATGGCGCGATGATGCGTGAATTCGAGGCCTACGGCTTGCCCTGCATCGGAACTGACTTGATTGATAGGGGCTGTGATGGTGCAGAGCTTCGAAGCTTCTATGATTTCGACCAAACGCTTGCCCCTGCCATTGTCACCAATCCGCCCTATTGCGAGATCAACGCCAGAGACGGTCGCGGACGTTGGCTGAGCCACGCACTGTCCCTGGGCGCAGAGTATGTCGCGTTTTTCCTGAATGCTGACTGGCCCTATGCGGCCGGGCTCGCTGGGCTGTTGGCGCAGCATCCTATCAGCCGTGTTTATGGCTGCCGCTGGAAAGTCGACTTCACAGGAAAGGGCGCTCCGCCGCAGCGCAACGCTTGGTTCATATGGGATCGCGCCTGGACCGGGCAGGAAACCGCCTTTCGTTTGATGGACCGAAACGACGCCCGGCAGGGGGAACTGACCCTATGACCGAGCTAATCGTCGATAAGGTCGAGCGGCTTTGCCTGCTCACAGACGCGCACAAGGCACGCAGAGCGCATCGCAGCACCGCCCGCATCATGAAACGCCTGAACACCGTCACGGCCCGCATAGCGGCTGCAGAGGGCGGAACAGGCACCACAGAGGCCGCCCAGCGCTGGGCGGGTAATTCGAGCAGCAGGAGCCAAGCATGAGCCACAAGGCAGTGAGCTGGGCACTGGATCAGAGGCATTTGAAGCCCGCCCCCTGGGTGGTGCTGATCCAGCTGGCAGACAGGCACAACAAAGACACCCTGCGGTGTGACCCTGACCAGGTCACCCTGGCGGCGGACTGCAATATGTCCCGCGCCACGGTGAACCGGCACCTTGAGACGCTGGAAGAACTCGAGCTGATCCGCCGGGTTCCGCGCATCGATCCGCGCACCGGCAAGCCTCTTTCGACCTTCTACATTTTGGGCCTCAATTTCGACCGGCCCCCACACGTTGAAAACGCCGTGTCTCAAAATGAGACACGTGGAAAGCGGGGGCAAAAAGAGAACAAAACGGCGGGCCGTGTCTCAAATTGCGACACGGTGCCGTGTCTCAAAAATGGCGAAAACCGTGTCTCAAAAAACGCCGAAACCGTGTCTCAAAATGAGACACTAACCATTGTAAGAGAACCAGTAAGAGAACCTTGCGCGGCTTCCGCCCCGCACAAATCCGAAATTGATTTTGATGGTTTCTTTGCTGAGTTCGTCAGCGTCTATCCCCGGATGGGTGACCAGGAGGCGACCGAGGAATCGCTGAGGGAAGCGCTGGGCGATGGTGCTGACCCGAAAGAGATCCTGGCCGGTGCCCGGGCCTATGCGGTCGAGCAGGTCGGCAACAAGCCGCGTTTCATCAAGTATTCCGAGAACTGGATCGACGAAAAGCGCTGGCGCCAGCATGTGACCGCGCCGCGGGAAAGCGTTGATCCGCAGAAGGTGCTGGAAGCGCGGGCGCAGGAAATCAGGGATCGCAAGCCTTGGGCGCGGACCATCAAGCCCAGCCAAGCGGGCGAGTGCATTGCCGCGGGGCTGGTTACAGCGGCGGACTGCGAAGCCGCGGGGATCAACGTATGACCAGCCCGCACCTCAGCCCGGAAACCCACGGCACCACCTTCGGCAAAATCACCGTGACGGTCGATGTGGAGCGCGGCGACTGCATCATCCACGCGCCCGGCAAAGGGCTGGTCGGGCAAGAGGTGCCCACCCGCAAGCGGTTCAACAGCCTCGACGAGATCCGCGGCGCCTATGGCATTCAGCTGCAGCTGGCACGCACGGCCCCAGGGAAGCACCCGAACGCGCGGGATATGGCCCGGGCGCTCGAGTTCGCCGGAAAGGCTCTGAATGACCATCAGGAGGCAAAGAGGCAATGAGCGAAACCGTGCGATCCGAGTCCTTGTTGGAAATGGAACTGCGCCACGCTCGCGAGCGCGCTGAACTGATTGAGCGCCTATGCGTGGAACACTACACCGCGGGGCTGCATGACAGAACCCAGCCAGGCCACGCCGGAACACCCCGCAGCCTGATGGAACAGATCACCGAAAAGGTAGCCCAGCAACACCAAGTTTTGCCGAGCGAGCTGCGGGGGCCTTCCCGCCTGGCACACCTCATTGAGCCGCGTAGGCAGTGCTGGGTCGAGCTGAAACAACACAACTTCACCCTAATCGCTATCGCCCGGTTCTTTGGCCGTGATCATTCGACCATTTGCACCGGCATTCAGGACTACGAGAAACAGCAGCAGGAGGCAGTCTGATGGCTATGGACATGGCAAACGACGAGAAGAGCGAAAACTACCGCGTAACAGAGGCCGAGTTGCGCCAGTTCATCGAGCGGTTCGAGCGCTTGGACGAAGAAAAGAAGACCATCGCGGAACAGCAGAAAGAGGTAATGGCTGAAGCCAAGGGCCGCGGGTACGACACAAAGGTCATGCGCAAGATCATCGCCCTGCGCAAGCGCGACGAGAACGATATCGCCGAGGAAGAGGCGGTGCTCGACATGTACAAAGAAGCGCTGGGCATGTGAGGGCGCCATGACAGAACGTTTGACGGCAGAGCAGTACCGCCAGCAGCAAAGCACACAGGGGCAGGACAAGCGCCGTGTGCGGGGAACGCAGCGCACCACCACCCCAGACGGCATTACCCATGACAGCAAGACAGAGGCCCAGCGCTGGGCGGAATTGCTGCTCCTGCAGGAGGCAGGCGAGATCTGCGGTTTGCGCCGTCAGGTGGACATTCCCTTGCATGGCCGGGACGGGCCCATCATGACCGACGGCGGGAAACAACAGCGCGTTTACCGGGCCGACTTCACCTATGTCGACAGGCGGCTTGGCTGCGCCGTGATCGAGGATCGCAAGGGGCATGAAACCGACGTGTTCAAGCTGAAGCGTGCCATCCTGCTCGCCCAAGGCATGGAGATCCTTGTCACCAAGGCGAAGGGCTGACCCATGGGTGTGATCGAGGATCTGAAAGCAGAGAACAAGCAGCTGCGGAGCCTCTTGGATCAGGCGCAACGCGCTGGGCGCCCAGCGCCTGCGAAACCAGCCCCAGCGTTGATAGCCCGCCAGCTCGAAATGCCCGACGTGGTGCGCTATCCGCTGGCGGAATTCGCAGCGGGCCGGGGGCACCGCGTAATGCTCCCTGACAGCGTGCAGGAGATCGCCGAGGTGGTCGGCCGTGAAAAGGCTGTGCGCCTGGTAGAAGGCACCAGGCCCAGCGGCAAACGCCGCTGGCGGCGCAGTTTGTACGTCCCGGCCGAAATGCCCGAGGGTCACCGGATCGCCACCCTTATCGGTTTTGAGGACGCTACCCGGCTGAGCTTCAGTCACGGGAACTGCATTCTCGAGCTTCCCGCCTGCCACGCGCTTCGCAAGGCCTATCTGGCTGACTATGTGATGCGGCTGCACGATCAGGGCGCGGAAGAGGCGGAGATCGCCAGGGAGATCGGAGTCGAGAAAAAGACCGTCGCGGCGCTGCTGGACTTGGCAGATTACTGGCGCCCACGTTTGCAGTCGCCGGAATAGTGCCAGAGGGCGGGCAGGGTGCAGGTTGAGACAATCGGCCCGCACCTTGACTTTGCGGAGGCACGAATGCCCACCACCCATTATGACCAGCTTTCGGAGACTTGGCAGGCGGGCAAGCGCCACACTGCTGCCGCTGATCAGGACATTCTGCTGACCAATACCAGCAGTTACACCGTCTATTTCGAGATCACCACCACCGACGATTTGCCGGGCATCCATGTTCGCAAGGCGCATCCAGTCCATGCCGGGCAGTCAACCCCGATGCAGCTGAAGGCGGGCGAGCGGCTTTGGCTGGCTGGTAAAGGCGCAAGCGCAAGCCTTCTGGTTCCCTGATGCAGTTTGGCGGGCGTTTTCACGCGGGCCGGTTCAGCAGTTCCCGGTTGGGCGCAGGGGCTGGGCTTCGCGCGCCGGGTGGTGCGGTGTTTTCGCCCGTCGACCTGTTCGCCGGTGGTGCGCAGGGTCTGTTTCTGGACTGGCGGGACACCTCGACCCTTTTTCAGGACGCAGCGGGCAGCACGCCGTCTGATCCATCAGGGGATCCGGTGAGGCTGGGCTTGGACAAGTCGAATGGCTTGGCGTTGGGTGGTGAAATAGCAGGCACGCTATCCGGCACGTTGTCTCTCGGCGGTCAGGTTTCCGCAGTCTCTTCTCCAAACGCGGGACGGACTTACGTTATAGAGTACACCATCACGGCATCGGATTTCACCGGGGACCTGTTTACCCCACCGGGCGCGGGACCTTTCCCATACCTGGTTCTGGCAAAAGCTGTCGGAACGCACCGCTACCGGGTGCCCGCAGACGACGCACAGACCGCGCTGCTGGCCTTGGGCGGTGGCGGCTCGCCTACCGGGTCAATCACGTTCAGCAGCATCTCTGTAAGAGAGCTGGCGGGTAACCACTGCCTCGCTCCGGGTGACGCTGCACGGCCCACCTATCAAGCGGACAAGAAGCTTGCAGACGATGGCGACGATTCTCTGATTGCACCGCTGACCGGAATTTACTCTGCCTACATCGCCGCCGGTGGCAGCCTGATCGCGGATGAAAGCGTGGCGATGGCTGGGGACTATGATGTGCTTCGCGACAATATGGTGGGCGCGGTACTCGTATCCGGCACCCTTACAGCGGCGCAGCAGCAGCAGGTGGCGGCATACTTCGGGGTGGCGGTATGACCCAGCACACCAATCGTATCGCCTTCATAGCGCCGAAAGAACACGCTGAGGCCTGCAACCGGGCCGCCAATGCCCTGGGCCGGAGCGGGCAAAACTTCATTGTCCAGCTTTCACAGTCCGGCGCGGAGCCTGCAACCCATGCCGCAGCCTCGACCGCGGAAACGGACGCCTTCCTGCATGTTCTGTCCTTTGCCCCAGATCTGCCACCGGGCATGGAGTGGCCGGAAGGCCTGACCCCCGCAGATTGGCAGGCCGTCGCTGATCACCTGGTTGTGGTGACCGGCCCAGCCAGCAGCACAGATCCCTCCGCACAGTTCGACGCCATGATTGCTGCGCACGGTCTGCGGCGGATCGAGCCATAATCCAGCCGCAGCACTGCAGGAAAGAAAGCCCCGGCGCTAACCGGGGCTTTTGTCGTTTCAGGGGCGGCATTTGTTGGATTAGGGTTCTTTGGGGCTGGCAAGCGGTCGCCAGCCTACGACTTTGTAGCCTGCTGCCGAGGTCCAGCAGTCGTGGCTCATGTTCCAGCCCGCGACTTCCCACTGCATGTTGTCAGCGCGGATGTAGCCGATGGAAACGAACTCCTCACCTGCGCCGAAGTCACCAATCGAAACGGCTTCCGGCTCATTGTGCAGTTGTTCGCAAAGCACCTGCACCATTTCGTCGGTTGCCGGTGTTTCGTCTGGGTCAAGCTCCCACATAGGGCGGTTCCTCCTGCGGATGGGCGGTTTCTGGATTCAGTTGACGCGGATCGCATAGACCTCGACAGGATCGGGGCCGAAATGCGGATGCGTGATTACCGTCTTGCGATAACCGCGCCACATACGGGTAATGCGGCGCGTCTCGTCTGACTTCGGCGGATAGCCATCGGTCAGGATGATTGTTTCATACTGCCTGCCAACGATCCTGTTTGCCCAATAGTCATTCGCCAGGCGGAATTCCTCGGTCTTTTCACCGGATTTGATCTGCTGGAAGTATTCGCGCTTCAGGGGGAGATACAGGTCTGGCATGTGGCCTCCGGGGGTGTTGGATCAGTCGTAATCGGGGATGCGGCCAGGGTTATCCTGCCAGCGGTCATCGTCGTCTTCCGGCTCCGGTTCGCGCAGGATCTTCCCGGTTTGCAGGACCACGTACCCCCTGAAAGAGCATCCCGCCGCCGGGCACCAGCAGTGCAGAGAGTCGTCTTCCATTTGGGCGCCGCAGTCGGGGCAGTGTCTCGGCATGGTGGCCTCCGGCGGTTTTAGAATTGATCTTCGACGGGCGACAGGCGCCAGCCTGATAGGCTCTCATCTTCCCGGATCTGGATGCCACGGAACATCCAAACGTCATGGATGTGGTACAGGTGGTTCGTGTTAAAACCGGCCTCCAAGCAGGCGTCTTTACGCGTGTTCGGGTGCATCACAAATTCGAGGGTTGGCATTGGCTTGTCTGCGCCAGCGTATTTGACGGCTGTCGTGGCCAGCGCTTCAGTCATTGATTTAAGGATCATGATTGCCTCCTGCGGATGGGCGGTTTCTGGATTCAGGGGATGTACGACGGGTGATCGGCCTTCGCCTGCTCAAGCGTCTTGGTGGTGCGGTAGATCGGCTCCAAGCCTACCCTGTCAAATTCGGCTATCCCGTCTTGCTCTGCTTTGTGCAGCATTTCGGCTGCCCAGATCATTTTCGGCTTGGTGGGTGCGCAGGCCCTCGCAACATCTTGAACCGTGCGCCAGCCCCCGCCGCCTTTCATTTCATCTTTGATGAGTGAGCGGGTCAGATATCCGTCAATCGTTTCCAATTTGGCCTCCGGCGGTTTCTGTATCGTTGGGATGTATGCTATTTTTGAGCATACAGTATGTCAATAATAGACATACATTATTGCGCTTGCTAGTATGCGATTTATGGGCATACAAACGCGAATGGCGTGGCAGGACTTCCTAACTGACGAAGAGCGGCAAGAGCTTGAGGCCGCAGAGGCAGATTTTGCCGCTGCGAAAAGGGCTTTGGACCCGGTGAAGGCCCGTCGGGATGCCACGCGAAAGAAGCTCAAGATCCGTTGTGACATGCGTATGCACCGTGCCAAAGGTGAAAACGGATCGAACGAATAACGCACAGGTTGCCTTGTCCAGAAATTGTGTCCAGATTGGATACGTGAGGCGGGATTTAGAGTAAGAAAGCGATGTCCGAATCCGAAAAACGGCCGACACTCAAGATCGGATACGCTCGCGTTTCGACCGCTGAGCAAAACCCGGATATGCAGATCCAGGCGCTAAAGGATTATGGCGTCCCTGAGGGGCTGATCTTCGTGGATCGGGCCAGCGGCGGCAGCTTGGACCGCCCTAACTTCATTCGAGCGCTCAAGTTTGCACAGCACCCTGGCACTGAGTTTGTCGTATGGAAACTCGACCGGCTGGGCCGAACGCTGGAAGGCGTGATTATGGTGCTGAACCTGTTCGAGCGGCGTGGCCTGAAGTTCTTCAGCCTGACTGAGCGCGTGGATATGACCACGCCGATGGGCAAAGCGATGGTGCAGATCATGGGCGCTGTCGCTGAACTGGAGCGCAACCTGATCATTGAACGCACCAAGGCCGGGATCGAGCGGGCCAAGGCGAGGGGCGAGAAGCCGGGCCGCCCTGTTGCCATGACGCCTGCCCGGGTCGAGGTGGCCGACATGATGTTGCGCAACGGCAAGCGCGGCCAGGAAGTCTTTGAGGCGGTCAAGCCGCTGTCAGAGGTCAAGTTGAGCCGTGCAGCGTACTATGCTTTTCAAAAGCGGTGGGACGCTGGCGAGATAGAATCCGTCGAAGACGGTGGGGAACCCTAAGAGGGGGCAGAAGTGCGAGAGACAATAATCGCAGCGATGATCATTGGCGCATGTATTTTGGTGGCTAAGGCCGCCGAAATCCACTTTGGCGAGTTTCAGTCCTGCATGAGGGCAGTGCAAGCGCAAAGCCAGGGAGTAGATAGCCATCGTGCGGCTCTGGTTTGTAAGTCCAACTGAGGAGTAAAAATTGACAATCACAGTTTATTTTCAGCCGGTTAATAAAATTGATGGCGTTCGCGAAGGCTCCTCTGAGTTTGATACAGCCCAAGAAGCTCTTGCGGCTGTGGAGGGTTTGGAGCGGAGCGACGAAAAGGTCCGCATAGTCGGAAACAGTGGCCGCGAGATTACTAAGAGCCACCTTGAAATGCTGGCTGAGGCCGAATCCAACTAAGGAGCGAGGCAATGCGGTTGCGGGACAGAATTGCGCGACAAATGCTGTTTGCGGCCATCCTGGTTGCAAGTGATCGGTATGTCGGTCGCATGATCCACGCGATCCGCACCGCGCCGATGGATGAAAAGACGCAAGCGCTGATCGAGCGTTCCATGCGTCCAGAGTAGGAGCGAGGGCGCATGGCAGACTGGCCGCACACAATTCCTCATGACCTGAAGCGCATGCTCGAAACGAGGTCTGGCTTTCGTGACGCCCCAAGTGATCAGGATCTCTGGGGAGTGTTCAAGGAATGGCTCGAGCGGCACCAGGTTGAAGCTCCGCAGGGCTTGCCTGCCGCGCCTGAAGCCGCAACACCGAGCCTCGGCCACACGACGCCATACTGAAAGCACCCAGTAGCCCAACAGGGGCCTATGGGTGGGAATTCCGCCAGAGGTTGAAGCACACTTATTGCGCGATCTTGTTCCAAAAGCGAGCAAGGGCGCCCGAATGTCTCAACCAATCATCAACAAGAGCATATCGCTTGGCACAGTGCTGAGCCTTGCCACGATCCTTACTTCCCTGGCTTTCGCCTGGGGCCAATTCAATACGCGCATGTCCGTGACCGAGGCGACGATCAAGCGGCTCGAGGGGCAGGTCGTTGCGTTGGATGATTTCCAGCGCCTTGAGGATCAGCTCGACAGTATCGGCCCGCGTCTGCGGCAGGTGGAACAGCGCATCAGCGCGCAGGATGCCACGCTCGACCGCATTCTCGAAACCCTTGTCGATATCCGTGTGCGGCTTGATCGCCGAGCCGGTCCGGCGCCCGGCTATTTCCCTGAAAACCAATAGGAGGCGGATATGAAACTCATACCGAATTGGAAATCTGTTCTGGCCGGTTCGTGGTCGGTGCGGCTGATGGTGATTGCAGCGCTGGTGTCAATGGGTGGCGCATTCATCAGTATGGTGACCGCAGAGCAACTGGGTTGGGACCCGGTCTGGTTCGCGGCGGCTGCCGCGGTTCTGAACACGTTAGCCGTTCCCGCGCGCCTGATAGTTCAGACCAATCTCGAAGCCCTGAAGGACTTCAGAGCCGATACCAGCGGCGCAGTGCGACGGCGCGGGCTGGCCGGAATGACCGCGGGTGCCCTGGTGATCGCGATGGCAACGCCGTTTATTGCCAAATGGGAAGGTGTGCGGACTGTGGCATATGTCGATATCGTCGGCGTGCCCACAATTTGCTTCGGGGACACTCACGGCGTGCAGATCGGTGACACGGCCACAATGGCTGAATGCGTCGACCGGCTCGAGCAAGACGTTCATACCTTCTATGCCGAAATATCGCCGTGCATGACGAATAAGGGCATCCCTTTGGGTGTTCAGGCGTCCATGCTGGAACTTGCTTTCAATGTTGGCTCCGGGCCGGTGTGCCAGTCGACGATGATGCGAAAGGCCAACGCTGGCGATTATGTGGGTGCCTGCAATGAGTTGCGGCGTTGGGTTAAGGCGGGCGGCCAACGTATCCGCGGCCTCGAGAACCGGCGAGCGGACAGCAAGCACGCATTGTGCCTTAAAGGCCTTACCTGATGTTCTGGCGTGTTTGTGCCCCCCTGTGCCTTGTTCTGGCGGCCTGCGGGTCGCCAGTGGGGCGCCTGGCCAGCCTTGCCACGGGGGCGCCCAATGTGGCCGCCAACGTGCAGGCTGGTCGCACGAATGCGCAGACCATTGGCCAGACGGTGGTAACCGAGCAAAGGCTGACCCGGCCGCAAGCCCGCACCATTGAACAAAGCGCTGGCCGTACCAGCGTGCGCAGCGAGGCGGTTCAGACCGTTGTGGTGAGGGAAGATCCGCCGCCATGGCTGCTGCTGGTCGCGTTGCTGGGTTGGCTGTTGCCGACGCCAGCACAGATCGGCGCAAGCGTTGTGGCAGGCTTCGGCAGGGTGATAAAAATGGGTCCCTCCTAGGGCGGGGCGTCACGTGGGTAGCAGGATACGCAGAAAATTATGTGTGCGTGCCGCCGGGGATAGGGGTTGTTTATTATTTAGCTCGCGCAAGCGGCTGAAAGAAAACACCTAATCCGGCTCAAGAAGTAAAAATGCGCGCCTGTGCGCAGTGGTACAGTTTTCTATTTGATTGGGGCGCAAGTGGCTGGAAAGAATAAGAAATCGCGCGGCAGAGAAGTAAACCGCGCCGAGCTTGCCGAATTCAACGGCGTCTCGCTGCCGACCATCGACGATTGGGTGCGGCGCGGCTGCCCGGTGGTGCAGCGCGGCGGGCGGGGGCGGGCCTGGATTTTCAACACGGCTGAGGTTCGCAGCTGGCGGGACGACGATATCCGTGCCCAGTCGAGCCATACCACGAACGCAAACAAAGACGAACTGCAGCTGAGAAAACTGGCAGCGGAAACGGAACAAGCGGAACTCGATCTGGCCAAGGCCAAAGACGAGGTTGTCCCGGTCGAGCAATACGAGCGCGCGCTCACGAAAGCTTTTGGCGAGGTGCGGGCCAGCCTGCGAAACGTGCTGCCCCAGCGGGCGGCGCGCCGTCTCATGGGGGAAACTGACGAAACCCGCTTCAAGGACGTTATGCGCGAGGAAGTCGATCATGCCCTTGCGGGACTGGCCGACCGGGACCTTGTCGAAGAAACGGATCTGTTTCTTGGCGAAAATGAAGACGGCGAAGGCGAGGGGGCGGAAGGTGAGTGAACGCCCGGGCTGATTTTTCCAACGCCCGCGCGGTTGTCCGCGCGACCCGCCGCGCGCGGGAATTCTTGCGGCCACCGCCGAATCTGAAACCCTCCGAATGGGCTGAGGCGAATATCAATATCCCGGTCGGCAATGCCGTTCCGGGCAAAATGCGGTTTGATAATGCCCCGTATCAGAGGGAAGTGGTCGACATGACCGCGAACCCGCGGTGCGACCGTATCACGCTGATGTGGGGCGCCCAGGTCGGGAAGACACAAACCGCACTTGCCGCGCAGGCCTACCGGATCGGGTTCAACCCTGTTTCCCAAATGATGATGCAGCCCAGCCAGGGCGACCTGACAACCTGGCTCGAAACCAAGTTCAACCCGATGGTCGACGCGAACGAAGGACTGCAGAATGTTTTGGCCAAACCGCGCGGCCGGGACGGGGTGAACAACCAGCGCATGAAGAGTTACCCGGGCGGGTTTCTCATGTTCAGCTGGGCAGGATCGCCGAGAACGATGCGCGGCCGGTCGGCGCCGTTCATCGTGTGCGATGAGACAGACGGCTATGACCGCACAACCGAGGGGCACCCGGTCGGGCTTCTGTGGCAGCGTGCGGCTACCTTTGGTGATCAAAAGCTCCTGCTGGAAATCAGCACGCCGACCATCAAGGGTGAGAGCTGGATCGAGACCGCCTTTCTGGAAGGCGACCAGCGCTATTTCCATGTGGTCTGCCCACACTGCGGGCATATCCAAACCCTGAAATGGTCGCAGGTTACCTGGTGCAAAGACGAAAACGGCGAGCACCTGCCGGAGACGGCCACCTATCTTTGCGAGGGAGAGGGCTGCGGCACCGCCTGGAATGACGGGCAGCGCTGCGCCGCGATCCGCAACGCGGAGAAACAGGGCGGCGGCTGGATTGCTAAGAAGCCATTTCGCGGCCACGCCTCCTATCACTTGTCCGAACTCTACAGCTGCTTTCGCTACCTGAAAGACATTGTGCAGTCCTTCCTGGACAAGAAGGCAGCGAACGACCTGCAGACCTTTGTGAACGTGTCGCTGGCCGAGACCTGGGAAGAAGAGGGCGACCAGCTCGAGTCCTCTGTGCTGATGGCGCGGGCCAAGGAATTCACGGCGCCGGTCCCGATGGGGGCGGGCGTTTTGACGGCTGGCATTGACATGCAGAATGACCGGCTCGAGGTGGAAATCGTCGGCTGGGGGCTGGGCGACGAGTCCTGGTCTGTCGACTACAAGGTTCTGTGGGGCGATCCGCTGCAGCAGGACGTATGGGACGAACTGGACGAACTGCTTGCCGATACCTGGGAGCATGAAAGCGGCGCCGAGCTTCGGATCTCCGCCGCATGCCTGGACACCGGCGGCGAGGGCGGGCGGACACAGGCAGCCTATGACTATGCCCGGAAACGTCTGGGGCGGAAGGTCTGGGCGATCAAGGGGGTTGGCGGCTGGGGGCGCCCGATTGTGACCCAGCCCAGCAAAGTAAAGCAGCGCGGGGTTCGTCCGGTTTGGCTGCATTCGATTGGCGTGGACGAGGCGAAAGTCGTAGTCGCCCAGAATGCGCGCATCCCTGAGCCCGGCCCGGGGCATTGCCATTTCCCGCTTGGCCGCGACCCGGCCTGGTATGACATGTTCACCGCGGAAACCCTGCGAACCAAATACATCAAGGGTTTCCCTATCCGGGAATGGCACAATGTCCGCCCCCGGAATGAAGCCTTCGACTGCCGTGTTTATGCATATGCCGCGCTGCGGATTCTGCGCCCTAACATCAAGCGCGTTTTGAAGGGGCTGGAAGAACAGGGCCAGGAGATTGAGCAGGAGGCCGAAACCGTTGCCGAGGCAGAGGCCGGGGAAAATCCGCCAGAGGAACTGCGCGCGCCCACGGAGGAAACTCCGAAAAAGCGCCGACGTTTGAAGACCAAGAAAAGAAGGCGGCGCCGCAGCGACGAATAGGGCGAAAACGTGGGCGCAATTCCTGCCGAAATCGGTGCCGGGGTAACCTTCCGGCAAACAGTTTGCCTGCCGGTTCATCCGGCGCCGGATTGGTCGGTTACGCTGATCATGCGCGGCGCCAGTCAAATCGACTTGCCCGGAACAGGGCAGGCAGAGAACCACGAGCTGCACGCGCTCGCCAGCGTCACTAAGGATTGGTTGCCGGGACACTACCGGTATGAGCTGCGGGCCGTTTCGGGTGACGATGTGGTGACCGTGGAAACGGGCGAAGTGCGTGTCGCTCCTGATCTTATGGCCCAGGCCGCAGGCTATGACGGGCGCGACCATGTGCGCCGGGTTCTGGATGCTATCGAGGCGGTGATCGAGAACCGCGCAACCATCGACCAGCAGAGTTACCAGATCAACAACCGCTCGCTGCAGCGAACCCCTCTGGGCGAGCTTCTAAAGCTGCGCACCCAGTACCGTGCCGAACTTGCTGGCAAGAAGGCCGCCAAGAACGGGCGCAGGTTCGGGCGCATGATCAAGGTGCGAATGACATGATCCTGAATTGGTTCAGCAGATCGGCGCCAGCTGCCGACCCGGAACCGCAGCGCCGCGCTCCGCCAATGCTGTCGCCGCCCCGCCGCCGCGGCACGCGCATGTTTCAGGCAGCCGAAACCGACCGGCTTACAACCGGTTGGACAAGCAACCCAATGCCAGCGGATCAGATCATTCGCCGGAATTGGCGGGTGCTGGTCGCGCGTTCGCGGGAGCAGTCTGCCAATAACGACTATGCCAAAGCCTTCAAGCGCAGCGCCCGGCGCAACCTGATTGGCCAGCGCGGCTTTGTTCTGCAGGCCCAGGCACGTGACGGAAAGGGCAAGCTCGACAGCGGTGCGAATACAGCCTTGGAACGCGCTTGGGGTGACTGGTGCCGCGGGCGGAACTGCGATGTGAAAGGGCGTCGGTCTTTCCGGCAGATCCAGAAAACTCTGGTCAATGGCCTCTGCACTGACGGCGAGTTTATGGTGCGCTTTGTCTATGGGCGCGATGCCGGGCCGTGGGGATTTGCTTTGCAGGTTCTCGATCCGGTGCTCTGCCCGGTGGATTTTGACGAAGACCGGCGGCCAGGCGGCGGCTTCATCCGCGCTGGCATCGAATACACCAAGCTTGGCCGCCCAGTTGCCTACTACTTCACCACCTTGGACCAGTCCCAGGCCGACTATCATTATTCTGGCCGGGCCTTTGTCCGGGTGCCTGCAGACGAGATCGTCCATTGGTTCGAAGAGGATTTTGTCGGCCAGAAACGCGGTTTGCCGTGGATGGCGACGGCACTGCTGCGCATGCGGCAGCTGGGGGATTTTGAAAAAAGCGCCCTGAACAATGCCCGGGAAAGCGCTAAGAAATTCGGCGTGATTGAATGGGCCGAAGGATACGGGCCCTCCGACGCCGATGAAGAAGACGAAGAAGACGGCGACGAGCTGCGCGAATTTGAGATCGAAAGCGAGGACGGCGTCTATCAGGAATTGCCTATGGGCGCGCGCCTGAAAGGCACGCAAACCGCATATCCAAATGGCGAAATGGCGGTGTTTTCCAAGCACCAGTTGCGCGGCATCGCAACCGGTTTGGGCGTAGCCTACAACGACCTGGCCAATGACCTTGAGGGAGTGAACCTTTCGAGCATCCGGCATGGTGTGCTGAGCGAGCGAGATCACTGGCAGGAACTGCAGGAAAGCCTGATCGAGGCCTTTGCCATCCCGGTATATGAGCGCTGGCTCGAGGTGGCCCTCCTGCGGCAGCGGATCACCCTGGATAACGGTTCAGCCCTTCCTGCGGCAAAGCGGTCGAAGTTCCTTACCGTGATGTTCCAAGCCCGCCGGTGGCAGTGGATCGACCCAGCAAAGGACGTGAAGGCCGACGCTGACGCGGTCGAAAACATGTTCAAGTCCCGTGGTCAGGTGATCCGGGAACGCGGCCGGGACCCGCGGGAAGTCTATGCGGAGATCGCGGCAGATATCGAAGACATGCGCGCCGCCGGAATCTCCGAGGAAATCATCACGGCGCTAGTCACAGCAAAATCAAAAGGAGGGCAGGGCAATGGCAAGCAAGCCAACCCAGCAGCCGGAAAAGCCGGTGAAGGGGCCGACGAAGGAAATCAGGACGGCAGCTGACCTGGTCGGCCGTTCGCTGACCCGGGAACTGACCGCGGAGCAGATCAACGCGCGCGGCGAAGGCGGCGGCCTGCGGCGCATGGGTGAAGTGCGCGAGATCGACGAGGGCAAGCGCACGGTCGAACTCGCATTTTCCAGCACCCTGCCGGTACGCCGCTGGTTCGGAGAGGAAGTTCTTTCGCACGAAGCAGATGCCGTGAACCTTGAGCGGCTGAACGACGGTGGCGCGTTGCTGGTCAGCCATGACTGGGATGATCAGATCGGGGTGGTGGAAAGTGCGCGGGTTGACGCTGACGGCGTCGGCCGGGCGATGGTCCGGTTTGGTCAGAGCGTGCGGGCCCAGGAGATCTTTCAGGACGTGGTCGACGGTATCCGGCGCCATGTTTCGGTGGGTTACAAGGTTCACACCATCAAAGAGGAAATTCGCGAGGGCCAGCCCAACCTGGTCACCGTGACCCGGTGGGAGCCTTTCGAGATTTCAATCGTGGCTGTTCCGGCCGACCCAAGCGTCGGCGTGGGCCGCGAATTGGAAATTCCGCCAGAGGGCGGCGAGGCCGCAGGCGGGCAGACTGCGGGGGAAGATGCAGGCGCGGCGGAACGGTCCGCGGGCAATCAGCAAAGGGAAAACGAGATGAAAACGATCATCACCCGCGATGCGCACGGCAACAAGGTCCGCGCAAAAGTGGATGAAAACGGCAATATCGTCGAAGTGCTGGAAGTGCTGGAACGTGCCGATAGCGGCGCAGCTGGCGGCGCTGGCGGTAACGATGGCGGTCAGAGCGAGGCGGCGCTGGTAGAGCGTGGCCGTGAACAGGAGCGCACCCGTGTACGCGAGCTGAACGAACTGGGCGCCGAGTACGGTGCCCCGGAGCTGGCCCAGCGGATGATTGCGGAGGGGCGCGGCGTTCAGGAAATGCGCGACGGGCTGCTTGATCACCTGCATCAGCGCAGCACCGAAAACCGCCAGATTACCGAGCGCGCTGGCGTCGGTCTGACCGATGGCGAAGCGGACCAGTTCTCGTTCCTGCGCGCTATCCGGGCTTTGGCCAACCCGACCGACCGGGCGGCCCAGGAAGCCGCAGCCTTTGAATTCGAGGCGTCCGACGCTGCTGCGGAAGCCCAGGGCCGGGACGCCCAGGGGATCATGGTGCCGATTGACGTGCTGATGCGTGCGCCGCTCAATACCGGCAGCGGCGGTGCGACGGCTGCAGACACCGGTGGCAACGCCATTGCAAACCCGCTGCTGACTCAGAGCTTTATCCAGATGCTGCGCAATCAGACAATTCTGCTGCGCTTGGCGACCCCGCTTATGGGGCTTGTCGGCAACCCGGATATTCCGACACAGGAAGGCGGAGCCACCGGCTACTGGATTGGTGAAGACGACGAGGCGGCCGAGGATCTGCTGAGCCTGGGCCAGCGTCAGTTCTCTCCGAAGACCGTGGCGGCCTATTCGGAGATCACCCGGCGCACCCTGAAACAGACCAGCATGGATATCGAGGCGCTGGTCCGCAGTGACCTTGCCCTCGCGACTGGCACCTCCCTCGACTATGCCGGGTTCTACGGAACCGGCACCGGTGATCAGCCGTTGGGCATTGCCAACACCAACGGTGTGAACGTGGTGGATTTCGGCGGCGCGGCCTCCGGCGGCGGGACCGCAATGCCCACCTGGAAAGAAGTGATCCAGATGGAAAGCGACATTGCAGCTGCGAATGCAGATGTGAACCGCATGGCCTATGTCCAGAACGCCAAAATGCGCGGCCACTTCAAGAGCACCCAGAAGTTCGATGGCACCAACGGCTCGCCGATCTGGGAGAACGACAACACCGTGAACGGCTACCGCGGCGAGGTCACCAACCAGATCAAGGACGGCGACGTCTTCCACGGCGATTTCGGCAACGTCCTGGTCGGCATGTGGGGCGGGCTCGATATCACCGTCGACCCCTATACCCACAGCCGCCGCGGCCGCCTGCGGATCGTGTGCATGCAGGACGCTGACTATGTTCTGCGCCACCCGGCGGGCCTCTGCTACGGCACCGACGCCAGCTAACTGGCGCTAATCCTGCGCTCTGGCCCGAACCGGGCCGGAGGGTCTATTCCCCAATCGAGGATTGAAAAATGAGCGACCAGAAAAAGGCTCCGAAATCGAAATACACCGTGACCAGTGCTTTCATCTGGGACGGCGGTATCAAGAAGCCCAAAGACACCGTCGAACTGACCAAGACTGAAGCGCATGGCCTGATCAAGCGCGGCAAGATCGAAGAGCCGAAACGCGGCCGGGGCAAACAGGCCGAAGCCAGCGACGACTGATGGCCGGGCCTGCCTGGGAAACCCCCGACGCCTTCCTGCAGCTTGACGATTTTGCCACCTTGGCAACCGTCACGCCGCGGGAAGGCGTTTCCCGTGATATCAGGGGCATTTTTGACGAACCCTATTTCAACACGCAAATCGGGGAATACGAGGCCGACGCGGCCCAGCCGCGGCTGACCTGCAAGGCGTCGGACGTTGCCGATTTGTCGGCTAAGGATGGGGTCGAGATCGACGGCCGGTCCTATCTGCTGGTGACCGGGCCGCAGGCTGATGGAACTGGTTTTGCGGTGCTGATCCTGGCGGCGGTAGACTGAAACCATGCTGGCTTTTGATTTTGACGCCCGCGAGCTGAAGCGCATCGCCGATGAGTTCAAGGCCAGCGAAAAAGACCTGCAATATGCCTATTCGCGGGCATTGCGCAGGACCGCCCAGACCATGAAAACCCGCGCCCGCAAAGGCCTGCGCACAGAGCTGAAGTTGCGCACCGCCGCGGAGTTGCGCCGCCGCCTGCAGGGTTTCAGGTTCAAGCGTGGAAAAGGCCTGGGGGAAGTCAAAATGTGGTTTGGCCTGAACGATATGCGGGTGTCGGCTTTCAAGGGCCGGGCGTCCCTAACTGGCGCCGGTGCGGCCTTTGCGGGCCAAGATTTCCCCGGTGCGTTCATCGCCAGGAACGCCAAAGGCCGACCGACTGTCATGAGGCGCGCAACGCAAAAGGCCTACCCGATACGGGAGGAACGTATGGCCATCGAAGACAAGGCACAGATCTACATCGAGGACGAGGTTTTCGACGAGATCGAAGAGGTGTTTTTCAAGCACTTTCGGGCGGAGGTGCGGGCGCGCACGCTCTACAACGTGGGGAAAGGGTAAGGCATGGCCAACAATCTCGACTTGGACGCATTGCACGAGGCTATCCTCGATAAGATACGAGATCAGTTCCCGGTACTTCTGACCGTCGAAGACTATGAAGCCGACCGCAAGAAACTGAACGTGCCAGCAGTTCTGCTCGAGCTGGTTGATATGGAAGCGTCTCCCGATGGTGATGGCGGCAGCGGGCAGCTGCCGGTGGTGAGCAAGTGGGCCGCACGGGTGGTGTTCGGTTTCGAGCAGGTGAACGTCAAGCGTGAGGTCCGCAAGCTGGCCGGTGCGCTGGGAGTTTTTGTGCATCAGAACCGCTGGGGGCAGCCGGTGAGCCCAGCTAGTGTCACAATCATCGGGCCGGATGCATTCGACCCTGATTTTGACCGGTTTGAAGTCTGGGCGGTTGAATGGGATCAAAAGCTTGATCTGGGCGAAAACGTCTGGACCGGCGAGGGTGTTACCCCGGGTGTGGTAAAGATCGGTTTCGCGCCCAAAATCGGGCCAGGCAACGAGGCAGATTATAGCGATCTGCCAGGCGGTGCCGCATGAGCTACAGTGCGGCGCGTGGTGAGCAAATGCGCGAGGGGATCGTCCGTTTTGGCGTGGTGACCGCGGTTGATGCAGGGGCCGCTCGCGCAAAGGTGTCGTTTGGTGGCGATAGTGTGAGTGGCTGGCTGCCTTGGAAAGCGGAAAGGGCTGCCGCAATCTCAGTCTGGGCTCCGGTGAGCATTGGCGAACAGGTGATCGTCGTCTCCGAATCCGGCGACACTGCAAATGGCGTCATTCTCGGTTCGGTGTTCAGTGACGGCAACCCTGGCGCCGGATCGAGTGAGGCCATGCACAGGGTAAAAATCGGGCTGTCCTCGATCACGATCACAGCGAGCGCGATTACACTTTCGAGCAATGGATCGACGCTGGTACTGGATGCAGCGGGGATCTCGCTCAATGGTGCAGGGATTGACTTGAACTGATGCCGGGGATTTCTCGCATAGGGCAGGACGCCGCGGGCGGCACTATCGTCGAGGCTCTGGCGCCGACTGTTCGCGTAAATGGGAGCGCCGTTGCGGTGCTGGGCTGCGCGGTAGCCCCTCACGGGCTGGGTGCGCATGCAGGTCCGGTTATGGCCACTGCCAGCGGCACCGTCTTTGCCGAGGGCATCGCAGTTTGCAGGCAAGGTGACCTGGCGTCCTGCGGACATGCAGCAAGCGGCTCCGGCAACGTGTCGGCAGGAGGTTAGGGAAAACCGCCAGAGGTTTCGGGGGCGGTTCCGGGATGATGCTTGGGCATGCTTGGAATCGACGCCACAACCGGGAAAAGCCTGTCTGGCCTTGATCACCTGCGCCAGTCGGTGCGGGATATTCTGACCACGCCTATCGGAACCCGTGTAATGCGGCGGAACTACGGCAGCCGCCTGTACAGCCTGGTTGACGAACCGATGAATGACGCAACCCGGCTGGAAATGATGGCTGCCACCTATGAGGCGTTGGAAACCTGGGAGCCGCGCCTTCAGCTGGATCAAATCAGCGTGGAAATGCCAGAGCCGGGCAATGTTCTGGTGTCGCTGCAGGGGGTATATCTCCCGGACGGCCAGCCAATCACCCTTGACGGAATAGAGGTGCGCTGATGGCTGGGGGATTTTCCGCTGTCGACCTTTCCCAATTGCCTGCCCCGGATGCGGTTCAGGTGGTGGACTATGAGGCAACGCTCGCTGAAATGCTGGCAGACCTTCGGGCGCGGGCGCCAGCCTTTGACGCCCTTGTAGAAAGTGACCCAGCTTACAAGCTCTTGGAGCTTGGAGCCTATTTCAAGGTTCTCCTGCTGCAGCGTGTGAACGATGCCGCGCGGGCAGTTATGCCAGCCTATGCGATAGGTGCTGATTTGGACCAGATCGCAGCGCGCTACGGGGTTGCGCGGCTTGTGATCGATGCGGGTGACCCGGAAGCGCTGCCGCCGGTTCCGTCGGTTCTTGAGAGTGACTCCGATTTTCGCCGCCGGATGCTGTTAGCCTTTGAAGGGCTGAGCGCCGCGGGGCCGATTGGGGCCTACATCTTTCACGCGCTGGGCGCCGACCCGGACGTCGCCGATGCCAGTGTCCAAAGCCCGGCACCCGGCGAAGTTCTGATTTCCGTTCTGTCCCGTACCGCCGATGGCGCCGCCGGTGCAGCGCTGGTTTCCGCCGTTGAGGCTGCGGTCAATGCGGATGATGTGCGGCCGCTCTGTGATCTGGTGACTGTTCAAGCTGCTGAAATCGTCACCTATTCGATCAGCGCCTCTCTGACCGTCTATCCTGGCCCGGATAGCGAGGTGGTGAGAGCCGCGGCTGAGAAGGCTGCCCAAGCCTACGCCGACGCCCAGCACCGGCTGGGCCGCGATGTGACGCTTTCGGGCCTGTACGCGGCGCTGCATCAGCCTGGGGTGCAAAACGTGGTCCTGGCATCCCCTGCCGCGGACGTAGCCGTTAATGACGGCCAGGCGACCTATTGCAATGGGGTTGCCGTAACCGTGGGGGGCACAGGTGTCTGACAGTCTGCTGCCCCATAATGCAACTGAGGAAGAGCGGGCGCTCGAGGCGGTTTTGCGTGAGGCCTTTGCTCTGCCTGTGCTTCTGCGGGAAGTCTGGAACCCGGACAATTGCCCGGCGGAGCTTCTTCCCTGGCTGGCCGGTGCGTTCTCTGTTGATGATTGGGACCCGGGCTGGTCGGACGAAGCGAAGCGAAACGCAATCCGCCAAGCCTTTTCAGTGCATCAAAAAAAGGGAACCGTAGGCGCGGTAAAACAGGCTGTGGCCGCAGCGGGATATGGTGACGCAACCGTAGTTGAGCGTCATGGCTGGGAGACCTATGACGGTTCCTTTTTGTTCGACGGTGCAATCACCTACGACGAGCCCGACCATTGGGCGGAATACCGCGTTTACCTGTCCCGGCCGATCACGGTGGAACAGGCCGCCCAGGTCAGGGAGATCCTGAAAAGCACCGCACCGGCCAGGTGCCACCTCAAAGGGCTGTTCTACGAGCAGGCCCTGAACCTTTATGACGCCCGGATCACCTATGACGGGCAATTCACTCATGGAGTAGCATGATGGCAGGACTGCCGGAGAACCCGAATTGGGAAGCCGAAATCTACCAGATTGAAACGACCGACCCGGTTGTCGGCGGCCCGCCAAACCTTGCGCAGGGGCAGGGTATTGCCAATGCAGCGCAGCAGCAACTCGCCAACCGCACAGCCTGGCTGAAAGCGGAAGTTGAAGCGCTGGGCTTGAGTAAGGCAGACGTTGCTGAGCTCGATGCCCGGATTTCGGCCCTGCTGAACGGTGCCCCCGCTGCCTTGGATACGCTGAAAGAGCTTTCCGACGCCATCACCGGCAATGACGACGAAATCGCCGCAATGGTTGGCAATATTGCGGGAAAGCTGGATGCGTCAGCCTTTACCGGTGCCGCGGTTCTGGCGTTGCTGTTGGCTGAAAGCCATCCCTTTTTCCGAACCGATACCGCTTATCAATTCTCCAACTTTGGTGGCATCAAAAGAATTTTCGCCGGTTGGACTGATACCGGAAACCGGTTTTGGTTTGCGCCCCGAAGGGCTGACGACAGCGGTTGGGATGCGCCCGCTGAGTTCGGTTTTGACCGGGACAATGACCGCTGGTACAGCAAGGCTCCATTCTCGGTTCCCTCGCTCGTGGGAAATCCGACCATCGACCGTTTTGCCCGTCTGGATGCCAAGCGTTCCGGTTCGGACTATCAAAATGCCGCACTCGTTTTGGGTGCGCCAAGGGGTGACACTGCTGATGGTGCCACCACTCAAGGCCGGGGACTTCTGGCAGCCCTTGGTAAGAACGCAGGCACGTCTGCGGGGCCTGTTTGGCTGGCGTCACGGTCTTCAGGGATCACCGAGGACCATACGGATGATGATATTAAGGGATACAATGGCTTTGGCATCCGTCTGGACGATCAGGCTGTCGAGTTCTGGCGCAACGATGTGCTTGTACTGCGGGTTGGCAACGACGGCAGTTTGAAACTTACCGGGCAGGCCGGGGCAGTTCAGTCTTTTGCGATGGGCACACCGCCTGCTGGCTGGCTGGAATGCAACGGGGCCGCCATCTCCCGCACGGCCTATGCCGATTTGTTTGCCAAGATCGGAACCCTTTACGGCGCGGGCGACGGTGCCACGACCTTCAACATTCCTGACTATCGCGGTGAATTCCTCAGGGGCTGGGACAATGGGCGAGGCATAGACGGTGGCCGGGCGATGGGTAGCTTGCAGGATCACGCGTTGCAGCATCACGGCCACAGCTATTTGCGGCCGCGATTGAGCAGCGACACCGACCGTGGCACTGGGGGCGGGTCTCTCTGGTCGATTGACGAAAGCGAAACCGTAGCGACCGGCGGTATCGACAGCGGAAACGCCGCCAGCGAAACGCGCCCGCGCAACCGCGCGGTGCTGTACTGCATCAAATACTGAGGGCATTCCCATGACCAAGATTTTTCATTTCGACCCGGTGACTGGTGAATATGCAGGTGAAGAGGATGCCCGGCCTGATCCGATGGCCGGCCAACTGGACGGCGACGGCAATGAGCTGCTGTCTGCCGACGCGGTGCTTGTGCCGGGCTTTGCCACGCTGATTGAACCTATGGCCGCAAGAGTCGGGTTTGCCCGTGTCTTTGCCGATGCGGCTTGGAGCGAGGTTGAAGACCATCGCGGCAAGACCCTATGGACTGCCGAAGGCGAGGCACGGGAGATTTCCTCCCTGGGGCCGCTGCCCGGAGGCCTGCTGACGGAAAAACCAGTATTGCCGACCTATCCAGACTTAGAGGCCGCGATTGCAGCCATGCTGGGCTGGATCAACGATTTTGCAGCCACCCTTACTGCGGCCATGCCGGAGGCCGAGGTGCGTTCTCTGCCTGTCAAGGCTACCGCAGCTCGTGCTTACCTGGCGGGGGACGCAACTCCGGAGCAGCTGGCCATGCTGCAGGCGGAGGTTGATCTGACCAGTGAGGCCCTGGCAGATCTTGCTGCAGAGATCGTGGCGAACGCTGACCGTGACGATCAGGTTAACGCCCGGATTTCGGGCCTGCGCCGCTCGCTGAAGTCGCAGCTCGAATCCGCAGCTGATGCGTTCGCCTATGAAACGATCCTTGAGGCGGGCAAGCAGCAAGCACTGACCATGGCCTCTGACCTGGGTATCGCACCTCCGTCCTAACCCCGCCTTTGGGAAATCCGCCAGAGGGATCAGTTTGCCGCTCTGGGCATAGTTTTTGTCAAACGCAGATACAGCGAGGGCAAAAATGTCTGGATTTCTCCACGGCGTCGAGGTGATCGAGATTGACACGGGCCCGCGCCCGATCCGTACAATCCGCACCGGCGTTATCGGTATTGTCGGCACGGCCCCGCAGGCTGATGCCGACGCTTTCCCGTTGAATACCCCGGTTCTGGTCGCTGGCAGCCGCACTGAAGCCGCCAAGCTCGACACTACCGCGGATGGCACCGGCGGCGGCACGCTGCCCGGCGCGATGGATGGTATTTTCGACCAGATCGGCGCGGTGGTTATCGTGGTCCGGGTCGACGAGGGGGCCGACGAAGCCGCCACTCTGGCCAATGTGATAGGTGGTGTGAACTCGGGCAATGGCCAGTTTGAGGGTGTGCATGCTCTGGCAGGTGCCGAAAGCGTTGTTGGTCATTCCCCGCGCATTCTTTGCGCGCCCGGCTGGACCCACCAGCGCCCGGAAGACACCGGCAACCCGGGAACCTATCTGGCAAACCCGGTTGTTGCGGAGCTGGAAGGGATCGCCGACCGCATGGGGGCTGTGGTTGTCGCTGATGGCCCGAACACCACCGATGCCGCTGCGCAGACCTATGCAGCCGACTGGGGAACCACAGGCCGTATTTACGTGGTCGACCCTTGGGTGAAGGTTGCGGCAAGCGACGGCAGTATTGTCGACGAACCTGCATCGGCCCGCGTGGCTGGCGTGATCGCCCGCACCGACAACGACAAAGGCTTCTGGAAATCGCCCTCGAATGAGGGGATCACCGGCATCATCGGCACGTCACGGCCGGTTGATTTCAAACTGGGCGACCAGTCGAGCCGGGCCAACCTGCTGAACGAAAACAATGTCACCACGATCATTCGCCAGAACGGGTTCCGGCTCTGGGGTAACCGGGTGCCGACCGCAGACCCGAAATGGCAGTTTATCAGCGTGCGCCGCACGGCTGATGTTCTGAATGACAGCATCCAGCGCGCGCATCTGTGGGCCGTCGACCGGGCAATCACCAAAACCTACATCGAAGAGGTTGCCGAGGGCGTGAATGGCTACATCGCGGGGCTGGTTGCACAGGGGGCGCTGCTGGGAGGCAAGTGCTGGGGCGACCCGGACTTGAACACCGCGGCCAGCATTCAAAACGGTCAGGTGTGGTTCAACTTCGATTTCACGCCGCCCTATCCGGCTGAGCGGGTCACCTTCCGCTCGCACCTCACCAACGACTATATCGCGGAGGCTCTGGCATAATGGCTATCACCGACATTCTGAAGGCCTTTAACCTTTTCGTTGATGGCCACGGCCACGCGGGCAAGATGGGCGACTATACACCGCCCAGCCCTTCTATCGCCGCCGAGGAATACCGGGCAGGCGGGATGGATGGCCCCGTCGATATCGACATGGGACAGGAGAAAATGACCACCTCCTTTGTCCTGCGGAACTACAGCGCGACTGTGCTGTCCCTCTGGGGTGTTGCGCCGGGCCGCCTGATCCAAGTCACCGCGCGCGGCTCTCTGGAAAGCGAAGACGGCACCGTAAAGGCGGTGGTGCACAATATCCGGGGCAAGATCCTGCAGGGCGACCGGGGCACCTGGTCGCCGGGGCAGTCCGCCTCGCTGACCGTCAATATGTCGGTCGAATACTTCAAGGAAACCATCGACGGCCAGGTCACCACCGAGGTCGACGTTATCAACATGGTGCGGATCGTGGGAGGCGTGGATCAGCTCGCCGAACGCCGGGCCGCGCTTGGCATCTAAGGAGAACCCATGGAACGCAAACTGCCCGAATATTTGAAGCTGGACAGCAGCGGCGAGGAAGACCGTATCACGGTGACCCTTTTGAAGGGCGTTAAGGTGGATGGTGAAGCCCGCAAATCGCTGACCCTGCGGGAGCCGTCTGTCGGCGACAACATCGCCGCCCGGGATATGGCAAACAAGGACAATGCAATGTCCGAGGTGGTTCTGATCGCCAACCTGGCCGAGGTTCCGGCCGAGGCAATCCAAGCCGCCAAGATGCGCGATTACAGCCGCCTGCAGGAGGCGCTGGATTTTTTGAATGGCTGAAGCCTGAAACCGCGCGCGCTGGTGTCTTGCTGCTGGCGCGTGCGACTGGCTGGTCACATGCCGAAATCACCGCAATGAGCGCAAGCCGTCTAACCTGGTGGCTGAGGGGGCTGGATGAAAAAGCAACGTCTTAGCGCCGATATCACCATTGGCGGCGTTCTCGAAAAATCCTTCAAGAAGAACATCGGCCTGATCCGCTCCGGCTTTGAGAGTGTCGGAGACAGCATCAAGTCTGTGAAGGCGCGGCAGAAAGAACTGTCGCGCCAGCGCGCGGATCTGATCAAACAGGGCAAATCTGTTGATGCCCTGGATCGCGAATACGAAGACCTTGAGCGTACCCTCGAGCAGCTGGTCAGAAAACAGCGCCGCTGGGAGCGTGCCATGAGGGACAGCAGGCGCGTCGGCGAATCCTTCGGGCGAATGACCGAGAACGTGGGCCGCCTCAGCCGTCGGATGGCGCTGGGCGTTGCAGCCGCCGGTGCCGGGATCTTCACACTGGCGAGCTCAACCGCGAAGTACGGCGACGACGTAGCAAAGACGGCGGGCAAGCTTGGTATTGGCATCGAAGCGCTTCAGGAATACCGATATGCTGCTGAGCGGTCTGGGGTTTCGGTCAGCACCTTCGATAGCTCCCTTACGGCTATGCAAAAGCGGCTGGGGGAGGCTGCCAAGGGCACCGGTGCCGCAAAGAAGGCGCTGGATCAGATCGGACTGAGCGCAAATGACCTTGTTCGCATGGGGCCAGAGCAGGCTTTGGCTGCCATTTCCGACAAGCTGAACAAGATCGAGAGCCCGGCCGAACGGGCCGCGCTGGCTGCGGCGCTGTTCAGCCGGTCGGGTATAGGCATGGTCAACATGCTGGGTAGCGGTTCTGAGGCGCTGGAACAGCTGCGCAAGGATGCCCGGCGCACCGGGTATGTGCTGAGCGAAGAGGCCGCACGGGATGCGGAGAAATTTGCGGATGCGCAGCTTGACGCGCAGCTGACCATTAAGGGGTTGAAGAACACCATCGGCGCTGAGCTGATGCCGGTAGTGACCCGGTCCATGAAGCAATTCAGTGCCTGGGCCATCGAAAACCGCGAAGACATTAAGGCGTTTGCCGAGACCGCGGCCAACAAGATTGAGGCCGCGCTGCCGGTGATTGGCCAAATCGTCGAGGGGATGGGCAAAGTATCCAGCCAGGTCGGCGCTGTGGCATCCAGGGTTGCCCAGATGGTCGGCGGCTGGGAGAACTTCGGCGTGATCATCGGCGCGGTGCTCGCGGGCAAAACGATTGCCAGCATTGCGAGCTTCGGTATCGCTGTCGGGCGCCTGGGTGTGTCCCTGGTTAGTCTTACGGGTGTGCTGCCTCTTGTGGCTGGCGGCATCAAAGCCATAGGTGCTGCATTGCTGGCGAACCCGATTGGCCTGACCGTGGCGGCCATCGCCGGTTCAGCTGTCTTGATTTACCAGAACTGGGACAAAGTCGGCCCGTGGTTCGGCGAACTATGGGGCGGCGTGCGCGCCACCTTTGAAGGTGTCAGCGGATTCATTGGCGGGGTCTGGCGCGGGGATTGGGAAGCCGCGGCCGATGGTGCACGCAAAGCCTGGGGCGGGATCAAAGGCTACTATTCCACCCTATGGGACGGCGTCGGCGCGGTGTTCAAGGCCACCTGGGAGAATGTGATCCGGCCGGTAACTGACGCCTTGGGCTGGACTGATGGCATTGTCTCCGCGTGGGAGAACGTCAAAACCGGCCTGAAAACGGTTCTGGATTGGCTGGGACAGAAATTCGACTGGCTGATGGGTAAGCTGCAGCCTGTCATTGAAAAACTGACTTGGCTTCGGGATAAGGGCGCTAGTGCTGTTAACGGCATAAAGGATATCGGTTCCAGTATTGGGGGTATCTTCAGCAGCGGAGACGACGCGCCAGAAACGCAAAGTGCTGCCAGAAACACTGTCAACGGCCGCGCCGCCCCCATGCATATCTCTGGATCGTTCCTGGGCGGTGATATCGGCCGCGGCTTTCGTCGTGTCGGAGAGCAAGGGCCGGAAACGATCTGGAACTCGAAAGGGGCATATGTCGCGCACGCTGGCGCCACTGAGCGGCTGGCGCAGCTGGCGGCGCGGGCAGAGCCCATGCTTGCCGCACTGGGCGGAGGGCTGCAGAGAGCGATGGAACAGGCGCAGGCCGCTGTTGCAGCGTCAGTTCCCCAGGCACCGGCCGCAGGGGGGCAGGCCGCGCCGGTAGTCCAGCATATCCAGATCCACGCGACGCACCTGACGGTTACCCAGATTGCCGATGAATTGGAACGCCGGGGGCGCATGGCCCGTTCCGGGGCACTCTATGATGCGGCGCACGATTACGGCCAGTATGGGGGCGGGTGATGGCAGGCAGAATGATGCAGCTGGGCGCCTATCAGTTCAGCCTGGACGATGCCGCATATCAGCGGCTCTATCGTTCCACGGAATACCGCTGGGGCGCCATTGAACGTATGGGCAAGCATGACGCCCTGCAGTTCACCGGGCTGGGCGCTGACACAATGACATTGCAAGGTACCATTTACCCGCATTTCCGGGGAGGGTTGGGACAGGTCGACAAGATGCGGCTTTCGGCATCCCTTGGCATTCCTCTGCCGCTGATCGCGGGCACCGGCAAAGTGCTGGGGCTGTGGGTGATCGAACGGGTGGGCGAAAGCCAGCGCACCTTTGCCGAACAGGGTGCGCCATTGCGGCAAGATTTCACGATCAGCATCAGGAGATATGATGGCGGACTCCGCAGTCTCTTACCGTTCTAAGGACGGCGACACGGTCGACGAAATTGTCTGGCGCTACTACGGAAACCAGGTGCGTGGGGCTTTGGAGATTGTGCTCGAGGCAAACCCGGGCCTGGCGGATCTTGGACCGGTCCTACCGGTTGGTACATCTGTTCAGCTGCCGGAAATCGAAACCCCGAAAGAGGCGGAAAGCGTGAGCCTATGGGATTGACGGATTTTCGCCCCCTCATGCGGGTAGAGGTCGACGGCAAGGATATCACCGGCATTCTTGCACCACGCCTTTCGAGCCTGACGCTGACAGACGCCGCTGGGGTGCAGTCGGACCAGGTGCAGATTGTTCTGAGCGACACGGGGACGTTTGACCGGCTCAAAGAGCCGCGCCAGGGGGCCGAAATCAAGGTCTGGCTGGGGCACGCCTTCAATCTGAAGTTCATGGGCCTTTTCATCGCCGACGCCTTCGAACTGCATGGGCGGCCGGATACCATTGTGATCACCGGCAGCGCGTCAGTAAATGGGACCACCACAAGCGGCAAAACCGCTCTGACAGACCAGAAGAAACGCAGTTGGCCGCAGGGAACAACCATCGCGGCGATGGTCGGCAAAATCGCTGGCGAACACGGGTTGCAGGCGTTGGTTGCTCAGAGCCTGGGGAACATCGCACTGCCTCACATAGATCAGATCGACGAGAGTGACATAAACCTCTTGTCCCGGGTGGCCCGCGATCTGGACGCAATCGCAAAGCCTGGCAACGGCCGCCTGATCATGGCGCGGCGCGGGGAAAGCCTCACGGCATCCGGCAAGCCGATGCCCGTTCTGTCGATCACCGAACGCGGTGTAAGCCGCTGGGGCTATCGGAACACCCTGCGGGAAAAGATCGGTTCCGTAGTGGCGGCCTATCAAGATCTCGCTCAAGGCAGCCAGCAGGAATGCACGGCGGGCGAGGGCGCACCGGTGCAGCGTTTGAAACGGCGTTTCCCTGACAAGGCAACGGCACAACGGGCGGCTGACACAGAGCTGCGCCGATTGCGCCGCGCTGGGCGCTCGCTATCGATCGATTTGAAAGGCGACCCGGATGCCAAGGCAGAGGCGGTGCTGCAGGCTGCTGGCTTCAGGTCTTACATCGACGGGCCCTGGCTGATTACCAGGGCCACGCATTCTCTGGACAGCGGCGGGTATCGCACCAGTATCGAGGCGGAGCCGCTGGAATAGCTGTTTCCCACGTTCTGCAGGTGTTTTCGCTTTGTCTTGGGAAATTTTTAGGCCAAGCGTTTGAAAACGCCTGGTTTCCATCAGCCTTGAAAACCGTTGAACGTGAGAGCGTTCCCAGGGTTCGAATCCCTGTCTCCCCGCCACTAAATCACGAAAACGGCAATTCTCTCCTGAGCCTGACCTGGCTTTTGAACCGGGCAGTTTGCTCTGCTTCGGGCTTTCCGCCTGATTGTTCCCGGATATTCCAAGGTGGCCTGAGCTCCAATTTTCCTTCACGCCTGAGGGATGCCTTGGGCCTGTTTCGACGGCGTTACCCGGCCAGTCTGTCACTCACCGCCTTCTGCGCAAGGTCTGCGGCGCCGGGTCTGGTGCAGTGCACAGGCCGGAGAAGCGCGGGTTAGAGGCAGGCGAAGCAGGGGTAAGCCATAGATTTCTTTCTCCTGCGCTGAGGATGTGAACATTCTCCCCTCTAGAGCCGGCAGGGCGATGGCGCCGGCGGAAGATGCAGGAAAGGTTTGGACATGGCGATCGAAAAAACTGATACGCTGGTTGTCGGTGCTGGTCAGGCCGGGGTGGCCATGAGCGAACACCTGACCAGTCATGGCGTGCCGCATCTGGTGCTGGAAAAGAACCGGATTGCCGAGGCCTGGCGCACTGGCCGCTGGGACTCGCTGGTGGCGAACGGCCCGGCCTGGCACGACCGTTTTCCGAACCTTGAGTTCACGGATACCGATCCGGAAGCCTTTGCCGGGAAGGAACGTATTGCGGATTATTTCGTTGAATACGCCGGGCGTTTCAACGCCCCGATCCGGACCGGTGTCGAAGTGACCAGGGCCGAGCGTATCAAGGGCACCGGCGGTTTCCGGGTCGAGACCTCAAAGGGCGTGATCGAAGCGAAGCGCATTGTTGCCGCCACCGGCGCCTTTCAGCACCCCGTTATCCCGCCGCTGGTGCCGGAAGGCGCAGAGGTGAACCAGCTTCATTCCTTTCACTACCGCAATCCGGAACAGCTGCCCGAAGGCGCGGTGCTGGTGGTCGGCGCGGGGTCATCCGGTGCGCAGATCGCCGATGAGCTGAACCGGGCAGGCCGCAAGGTTTATCTTTCGGTGGGGCCGCACGATCGCCCGCCGCGGATGTACCGGGGACGCGACTTTGTCTGGTGGCTGGGGGTGCTGGGCCTGTGGGATCAGGCCGCGCTGGAGCCGGGCAAGGAGCATGTGACGATCTCCGTCAGCGGGGCCTATGGCGGTCAGACCATGGATTTCCGCCGCCTGGCAGGCGAGGGGGTGACGCTGCTGGGTCTGACAGAGTCCTATGAAAACGGGGTCATGAATTTCGCCGGCGATCTGCAGGACAATATTGCAGCAGGCGACGCGGACTACCTGAAGATGCTGGATCTTGCGGATGCCTATGCCGAACGCACCGGCATTGAGTTGCCTGAGGAGCCGGAAGCCCGCAAGGCCTTCCCCGATCCGGACAGTCTGACAAACCCGATCCGCGCACTCGACCTGGAAAACGAAGGTATCACAACCATTCTTTGGGCCACCGGGTTCCGTCAGGATTTCTCGTGGATGCACGTCGATGCCTTTGACGGGACCGGCCGCCCGCAGCATCAGCGCGGCGTGTCCGCGGAGCCGGGGATCTACTTCCTCGGCCTGCCCTGGCAGTCGCGCCGCGGCTCGACCTTCATCTGGGGGGTCTGGCATGATGCCAAGCATGTGGCCGACCAGATCGCCATCCAGCGCCATTACGAAGGCTACCGCGCGCCTGATGAGGCCTGA